CCGCTCACAGGGTATCTGCACACATGGAAATGCCATCACGATTATGATTTCCGTAGAGAAATCACATTCAGCGTCAGTGCCAAATTGCCTGTGAGCGGTGAGCCCTGGAAAGATGCTATCAAACCCAAAACTGTGGTTGATTATGAAGATTACGGAACAGCGTATCTGAAGTTTGTGATTGCCACGGAAGAAGATTTAGCAGATGCAGAACGTGCGGTAGACGAATATCGCAAGGCTGGATTCACTGGCCATGTGTATATCATGCCTGTTGGCGGTGTGGAAAGTGTGTATGCATTGAACAACCGGAATGTGGCATTATTGGCCATGCGTAAAAGTTGGCGGTACAGTGACAGATTGCAGGTGCCACTGTTTAAAAATGAATGGGGCACTTGACAGGGTGACTGACAAAAAGTCAAATCTCATCAAAGGACGTGACAGCTACGACAGTACCAGCACAGGTGCGCTGATACCATTCCTCAACAGGAATGTGACTCCTTATGCTACCGAGTCCAGTGGGCCCAAGTTTGACATGATCCCTGTCACTGAGAACAAGGACATAATGATCAATCATGCCAGGATGTATGCCCAGCAAGAGTACGATCGTATAATGGCCTTGGTTCATGTGCTGGAAGAACAAGCAAGGCAAATCAAACGCAGACTGGAAATAACCGATGCAGTACATGCAGCCGAGTTTCAGTTCAAAACAGTAATGGGCAACTGCTACTGGTTGGTGTGGGAAAAGAGACGAGAAAAAATGTTGTTGGTACACAATGGCCCAAAAAATTGGAGTACAGGTGTGCCAGAAGATTACGAGTATGTAGCACAGGTCAAGTACATGGGCGACCATACCTGGATGGAAATAATAGAGGATTAACATGGGAATATTTGATATTTTTCGAAAGAAACCAACGCCTGTTCCTGAACCAAAAGCACCAGCAGTGCCTAGAGTTCGAACACCCAAAGAAGAACCCAAGTCAGCCAAACAACTGGCCACAGAAGCCAACGAACCATATGTGGCTGTGTTACGGATGGATGTGGATCCTAACAATCTGCATCAAGGTGCGTTTGAATTGGACTGGAATGAGATCTTCGTGGCACGACTGGTCAAAGCCGGCTACATGATCAAAAAAGATGACACTGATTCAGACATAGTGGACCGTTGGTTTCAAAATGTATGTAGACACGTGGTCATGGAAACCTGGGAACAGGAACAGGCTATCAAGAATTCCGGAGTATATGTGCAATCAAGAAATATCGGCGATGGCCGAAGCGAGGTATCATGATTTTCAATCACATCAAACAACTCAAAGAAGATGGTAAAAGAATTGGTATTACCTTTTCAACCTTTGACATGCTGCATGCTGGCCACATTGCCATGCTGAGTGAAGCCAAGAATCACTGCGACTATCTTATTGCTGGATTACAAACTGATCCCACTATAGATCGTCCTGAAGAAAAAAATGCACCAGTGCAAAGTATAGTAGAACGTCAGATACAATTGGCAGCATGCCGCTATGTAGACGAAGTTGTGGTGTATCAAACTGAACAAGACCTTGTGGATCTGTTGTTGATCTTGCCGATTGATGTTCGTATCCTGGGCGTGGAATATTGTGACAAAGCATACACTGGAAAATATGAAGGTGCTGCTCGAGGCATCGAAACTGTTTTCAACGGTCGTGATCATTCGTTCAGCAGCAGCAGTTTACGGCGACGTGTGGCAGCAGCCGAAAGTCACAAAGTGCTTGCACAAAAATGATCTTGTATGTGAATGGATGCAGTCATTCTGCAGCCGCAGAAGCTGCTGGACCATGGGGCTGGGCGTCAGATGATAGCAAATATTGGGCACACGGCAGCCGAGCTCCGCATCCAAAAAATTTAGCAGTGAGTTATGGTCAATGCATAGCCACTGCATTGGATTCCCAATTGATTTGCCAAGCCAGTTCGGGTGGCAGCAATGATCGTACCATAAGAACCACCCAGGATTGGATTAGCAATAATCTTGATCAGTTGGCCGATACTTTTATCATTCTACAATGGACTACCTGGGAGCGAGAAGAATGGTTGCACGAAGGTGTATGGTATCAAGTGAATGCATCAGGGGTAGACAGTGTTCCGCCTGCACTGGTTGACTGTTACAAGCAATACATAGTGAATATTGATTGGGATATCAAAACAAAACAAGCTCACGATAAAATTTGGGAAATGCATTTGTATTTGGAATCTTTAGGTGTAAGGCATTTATTTTTTAGTGGGCAAAGCACTTTTAGCGATATACCATTGCTGGACCAAAAGGACTGGGGTCCAAACTATATTCACCCATATTCTCGAGGCCATTCTTACCATAATTGGCTAATAAACAACGGTGGCACCTATTCTAATCCCAAAAGTTACCATTTTGATGCCAAAAGTCATAGACTTTGGGCCAATCATGTGTTACAATACATCAATGATAACAACTTGATTGTGCCCAATGAAATACCTACTGATTGATACTGCCAACATGTTTTTTCGTGCGCGGCACAGTGCTCACCGAGCATCTGATTCGTGGACCAAACTGGGGTTTGCATTGCATGTCACATTGATGGCAGCAAACAAAGTGGCTCGGCGTTTTGACGCTGATCACGTGATATTCGCACTGGAAGGTCGCAGCTGGCGCAAAGATCATTACCGACCATACAAGGCCAATCGTGCTGTGGCACGTGGCAAAATGACCGAAGCCGAAGCCGAGGAAGACAAGCTGTTTTGGGAAACCTATGATGAGCTGACACAGTACCTGAGCAACAAGACCAATTGCAGCGTCATACGCCATGCCCAGGCCGAAGCAGATGATGTGATTGCACGATGGATTGCCTTGCACCCCCAAGACGAACACATAGTGGTCAGTTCAGACACAGATTTTGTGCAACTGATCGCGCCCAACGTGCAACAGTTCAATGGCATCACAGACGAACTGATCACACTGGAAGGCATATTTGATGCCAAAGGTAATGCTGTCAAAGATAAAAAAACCAAACAGCCAAAGACCATTCCTGATCCAGCCTGGTTGCTGTTTGAGAAGTGCATGCGAGGCGATACCTCCGACAATGTGTTCAGTGCATATCCTGGAGTTCGCGAAAAAGGCACAAAGAATAAGGTTGGTCTCCGTGAGGCCTTTGCTGATCGAGACAAACGCGGATATGCCTGGAACAATCTCATGCTCCAGCGTTGGACCGACCACGAAGGTGTTGAACATCGTGTGTTGGACGACTATGAGCGCAATCGTACCTTGATTGATCTTACAGCCCAGCCCGACGAGATCAAACTGTTGGTAGACACAGCCATACGTGAACAGATCAGTCACAAGGATGCGGGACAAGTGGGCACACACTTCTTGCGATTTTGCGGCAAATACGATTTGGTCAAGCTCAGCGAATCTGCAGACAGCATTGGTCGCTGGTTGAACAAAACATACACAGGAGAACTAGATGATATTAGCAATGCCAGTAATAGCTGACCGCTATTGGATACTGAAAAAAGACAACCGCAAGGTTGGGCAAATTGAAGCACAAGACGATGGTTATACTGTGAAGATCAGCAACACAGTAAAAAAATACAAGACCATCAAGATGATGGATCGAGACATTGAGTTTGTGCCAGCACTTGAATCCCGGCCCAATCCAGAAAATCAAGTGTATGGCTACGACACTGGACAAAAAGTGTTCAATGCCATGTGGGATATACAGCACAGACTACCGCTGTTTACCCAAGAAGAAAACAGCAAGAGTTGGTTTGCTGCCGGATGGTACTATGTCAAAAAGCATCGTGCTTGGAAAATGGTACAGAATCCCAAACTGATCACACTGCAACGATACAGCTATCAAGGCCCGTATCACAACAAAGAAGAAGCCATTGCCAAAGGAACCCCATGATGATTAACCCATTCAAAGACCAAGAAAAATTCATGCTGGCCTGTGACCAAAGCGTCACTGGCGACCAAGCACAATTTGACATGTACATCAATTTGATTGCAGAAGAATTTCAAGAACTACAAGACGCCGACAATGATGTGGATACCTTGGATGCCTTGATTGACATCCTGGTTGTGACCATTGGTGCCATCCACAGCATGGGTGCTGATGGTGAAGGTGCCTGGATCGAAGTCATGCGTAGCAATTTTGCCAAGATTGATCATGACACTGGCAAGGTACGCAAACGTGAAGATGGCAAAGTGCTCAAACCCGAAGGTTGGACAGCGCCCAAACTAGAACAATTTTTGCAAAAGAATTAACATGAGCTTGCATATCAACCGTTTTGTAGACAGCATCAAAGCACACGAATCACGCAATCAACGTGATTTTACTATGAGCATGCGAGATGCCAAAGATCTACATGCAGACATAACCAAA